CGGAAGTGCTGGTGTCAGGAAGCCGCGCGAGTAGTGCGGGAAGGGAGGCATTCAAGATGACGGAAAGAGAATGGGCGCGGAAGTGCATCCGCATGGGTTTCAAGATTCTGGCGGCCTTCGTCGGCGCGTTCATCGGGCTGGCGTTCGTTAGATGGATGGGGTGGTGGTAGCGTGAAGCTCCACGCCTGCATCTTCTGCGGGAGCGATGCCGTCGCCGTCGAGGAGACCGACATTGGCGGGTATGTCGTGGCCTGCGGGTGCTGTGGCATGACGGGACCAGAGGCCCCTTTTGCTGGCGAGGCGGTGCGGGGCTGGGAAATCCTCTGCTCCCGCATGTGCAGCCACTGCAGGAAGAACCTCATCAGGCACTTCACGCAGAGGATCAAGGAGCTGAAAGCCGAGGTCGAAGCCCTCAAGCGCGAAGCCCCTCCGGCGTGAACCGAAGGGGCTTGCAGGTGGGGTCACTTCATCAAGGAGGGTTTCCCATGAGCGTCTGGGATCATCCATGCCAGATGCCTCTCTCTGTGCGGCGGGAAAACTATGCCTCAAGTGCCTGTTTTTGACAAGTTCCATGCTTTGCAGGCATAATTGAAGCCGGGCTGGAAAAATTGAATAGCGGACGCACTGTGGAGGTGCAGGCCATGATTGACGAAGAACGGATCTTCAAATGGCTGGAGAAGGTGGAAGGCAAGCTCACGAACAGGGGCTACATCCCCTGCTACGTCAAGGCCAACAGGTCGAAGAAGGTGAACTACTACGGGGCCGTGACGGGGAAGCCGGAGCTGTATGACCCGATGGGCATCAGCGGGGTTACTTGCGGAGTCGGCGTCGATCTGGGTCAGCAGACGGAGAACGACCTCCGGCGCTGGGGCGTGTCGGAAGAGCTTCTGGACAAAGTCCGCTTCTACATCGGCAAGGCCGATGCGAAGGGCGCACGGGCGCTCTACGAACGCGCCCTGCTTTTGACCATCGAGGAGGCCCGCGCCCTGACAAATGCAGAGCATCACGGCTACATGGTTGACGTCGTGCAGCCCCAATGGGACTACCGCTACGCCAGGAACGGCAAATACGAAGACCTCCCATGGCAGGCCCAGTGCGTCATCTACTCCGGCGTCTACCAGCACGGCTGGAAGGGGTACCGCAACAGGGCAGAGCATACGCTGGAGGCACTTGAGGCCCACGACTGGCCCCGCGCCGTCCGCAACCTCCGTTCCGGCGTCAAGGGCTGGGGTGCCGACTACTGGCAGAGGCGCAAGATGGAAGGCGACCTCCTCGCAGAGCTGTGCAGATGACGGAGGCCCCGATGACAGACGCCGGAGACCTTGGAGACGTGACGATGAGCCAGACTGCGGAAAATTTCGGCTCGATTCTGGGGGGCGTTCTCAGCGTCCCCTGGCTCAAGGCGGGGGCTGCCTGCGTCCTCGCCGGATGCGAGGCGCTGGGCCTGCCCATCGACCTCGTATGGGTGCTCGCGGGCCTGTTCGTGGGCGACTTCGTGCTGGGCATCTGGCTGGCCGCGAAACGGCACACCTTCAGCCTGTCCAAATTCGCCCGCGGCTTCGCAAAGATCCCCGTCTACACCCTGCTCCTCGTTGTCGGCTGGCTCTGCCAGTACGTCCTGCAGGCCGTCCTTGGGCAGGCGGTTCCGGCCCCGCTGTGGGTCTGCGCCTACCTCGCGATGCACGAGGCACTGTCCCTGCTGACCAAGTGTGAGGCGCTGGATCTGCCTATCCCGCGCTTTCTCAAGCGCGTCTTGAAGAGGCTTAACGACGGCGTGGAGAAGAAAGTGGACGAGGCTCTTGATATTATCGACAAGCCGGAACGCAAGGATGACGGCGCGTTCAGGAAGTTCTAGGAGGAACAAGAGTGGCTGGACTCAAGGTTGAAACGTGGAGCATAGACAGGCTTATCCCATACGCGAGAAATCCCCGCCGGAACGACGAACAGGTGGACAGGATGGCGTCTGCCATCAAAGAGTTCGGCTTCCGCATCCCCATCGTGGCGAAGTCGGACGGCTCCTTGGTGGATGGGCATCTCCGGTTGAAGGCAGCACAGAAGCTGGGCCTCAAGGAAGTCCCTGTTGCCCTCGCGGACGAGCTGACCGAGGCGCAGGTGAAGGCCTTCCGCATCCTCGCGAACAAGAGTGCCAACTGGGCTGAGTGGGAACCTGATTTGCTCAAGTTGGAACTGCAGGAGCTGCAGGAACTTGACTTCAATCTGGAACTCACAGGCTTTGATGCGGGCGAACTGGCTGACATTTGGCTGGACGGAGACGGCGGGGACTTCGTTCCTGATGAAGATGCAGAAGCCACGCGCCTGGATGAGAAAGAACCGAAGATGGCGACCTGTCCGCACTGCGGGCATGTCTTCGAGCTCAAGGAGTAGCCGATGGCAGATGCGATGCCGGAACTCAAGTGCGCGTGGGCAAGCCACGAAGCCGCCAAGTGGGCCTGCGAGCACTGGCACTATTCCAAGTGCCTGCCTGCGGGCAAGCTGTTCAAGGTCGGCGCGTGGGAGGACGGCAGATACATCGGCGTGGTCATCTTTTCGCGGGGTGCTACGCAGAACATCGGCAAGCCCTACGGTCTGGAACAGACCGAATGCGTGGAACTCACCCGCATCGCCTTGAGAGACCATCGGCATTTCGTTTCCGAGATTATGATGCAGGCACTTCGCAAGCTGAAGGAGACGAATCCCGGCCTTCGTCTTGTGGTGAGCTATGCCGACCCAGCGCAAGGTCATAATGGAGGCATCTATCAAGCCACGAATTGGGTGTACACGGGTGCTACCCCCCCCAACGGGCATACAAAATCAACGGAAAAACTGTTCATGCGCGGACAATTCAGCAAAAAAAGCCAAAGCATTTGCGGGAATCAGAGTTCATTGCCTTGAAATATCGAAATGCAGAGCGTATCATTCAGGAAGGAAAACACAAATATCTTATGCCGTTAGACCGTAAGATGAGAAAACAGGTTGCACCTTTAGCAAGGCCATATCCTAAGAGAGACACCAATGCCTGAGACACTGCCAGAGCTGAAATGTGCTTTTGCTAGCCATGAAGCAGCGAAATATGCTTGCGAACATTGGCATTACTCAAAGTGTATGCCAGTTGGGAAGCTATTTCGCGTGGGAGCTTGGGAAGATGGGAAGTACATAGGTTGTGTGATTTTTTCTCGCGGGGCAAACAATCATATTGGGATGCAATATGGCCTTGACCAGACAGAGTGTGTGGAACTTACAAGAATAGCTCTTCGCGAGCATAAGCATTTTGTGTCAGAAATAATGATGTCTGCATTGAGACGGTTAAAAGAAACAAATCCAGGTCTACGGCTCGTTGTTTCATACGCAGACCCAATACAAGGCCACGTCGGAGCGATATATCAAGCTACAAACTGGGTATATACTGGAGCTACCCCCCCCAGAGAAAATTCAAAATAAACGGTAAAATTATACATCCAAAAACAATAGCGGCTATGAAACCAAAAAAACTTACCGATGTTCAGTATGCGAAGCAGAGATGGAAAAATGTCGAGATAGTTTCTGACATGGGCAAGCACAAGTATCTCATGCCTCTCGACCGCAAGATGCGGAAGCTGATAGCCCCGCTGGCGAAGCCGTACCCGAAAAAACAGGAACTACTAGGAGAATCCAATGGCAGACACTGAAACCAAGCCCAAGGGCAAGCCCGGACGCAAGCCGAAGGGCTACGACGAGACCACGGCCCGCCAGGTCGAGCAGATGGCCCAGTTCGGCCTCCCGCACGACCAGATCTGCGCGGTCGTGGATATGTCAAAGCACACGCTCTACAAGTATTACAGCGTGGAGCTGACCAAAGGCGCGGCAAGGGCGAACCTCAAAGTGGCCCAGCGCCTCTACGTCAAGGCCGTGGAGGAAGGCGACACGACCGCCCTCATCTTCTGGGCCAAGTGCCGGATGCGCTGGAGCACGGAAGTCGCCGCCGACGTGGAGGATCAGGCCGTTCCCGCCGTGCGCGTGAAGGTCGAGGATGCGGGGAAGAAGCCCGCCAAGGCCGAGGAAGCAGGGGCTGATGCCTAGCCGCGAGGTCATCCAGCCGCGCCTGCACAGAAAGCAGGCCGAGTTTCTGGCCCTGCCCCAGCGCATGAGGGCCTTCGTGGCCGGATACGGGTCTGGGAAGAGCTGGGCAGGATGCTGTTCCCTTGCCAAGCACTTCTGGGAATTCCCCGGCATCGACGCGGGCTACTTCGCGCCGACCTACCCGCAGATCCGCGACATCTTCTATCCGACCGTGACGGAGTGCTTCGAGGATTGGGGCCTCAACGCCGTTGTCCGGCCTTCCGTCCATGAAGTGCTTGTCTACGACGGCGCTGGGCGCTTCAGGGGCACCGTCAAGTGCCGTTCTATGGATAAGCCGGAAAGCATCGTCGGCTTCAAGATAGGCAGGGCGCTGGTGGACGAAATAGATGTCATGCCCGCCGACAAGGCCGAGAACGTCTGGCGCAAGATCATCGCCAGAATGCGCTACAAGGCGAAAGGCCTGCAGAACGGCGTGGACGTGACCACCACGCCGGAGGGCTTCCGCTTCGTCTACAGCCAGTTCGTGCGCCAAGTCAGGGAGCGCCCAGAGCTTGCCAGCCTCTACGGCATTGTCCACGCTTCGACATGGGACAACGCAGCCAATCTGCCAGAGGACTACATCCCCTCGCTCATGGCCTCCTACCCCGCCCAGCTCATTGAAGCCTACATCGACGGGCAGTTCGTCAACCTGCAGTCCGGCACCGTCTACAGCGCCTACGACCGCACCCTGAACGCCTCCAGCGAGGCCGTGCAGGACGGGGAGCCGATTTTCGTGGGCATGGACTTCAACGTGGGCAAGATGGCCGCCGTCATCCACGTTCTGCGCGAGGGCCAGCCCCATG